GATGATGAAACAGGATATTTTTTCAAAGAAATGAAAGATATTGTAAATGATATTGCAGTTTATTTTGGTGAAGCACCGTTGGATGACCAAAGAAGTTCTGTTCTTGAAAAACCAAAATTTGATGCAAAATTTGAAAAGGATTATTTATGAAACAAAAACGAAGTCCTAAAAAACCTAATATTTACTTTACACAAGAAACGGAAGATGCAATAGTATTGTATAATTCATTAGAAGATGACATACAAAAAAATATACTATACACACAAAAGATACATCCCGCATTTTACAAATTAGCAGAAATTATGATACATCGTTTTAAGTTTTACAATTTTGATGTATCACATGAAGATGTAAAACACGAAGTTATTGCGTTTCTTCACGAAAAAATAAACAAATATAAAGCTGAAAACGGTAAAGCATTTTCATATTTTTCTATTGTTGCTAAGAACTATTTAATTGCAGAAAACAATAAAAATTACTATCACTTCAAACGAAGTCAAGATATTGATGCAATTGATTTGGAAAGAAACATTGTAAATGAAAAAATAAGAAAAGATTTAATAGAAGAAAAATCTGATTTTATAGATCAATTTGTAAAAACTATTGAAAATTATTTGCCTTTAATTTTTTCAAAACAGAGAGATATGCAGGTTGCAGACTCTATTTTATATCTTTTTAAGTCAAGAGAAAACATTGAAAACTATAATAAAAAGGCGATATACATTCTGATAAGAGAAAGAACTGGTGTTAGTTCTCAATACATAACGAATGTAATAAGTAAAATAAAAATTATGTATGCAAAATTATATGAAAGTTATCGAAATGGGATAATAATAGAAAACCTAAATTGGTATGATTTTCAAGATATTATTAACAAATGATATATTTATTGATATGAATTTTGACCAAGAATTATTTGGAAATAAAAAATTTTCTGATTTGTTAAAAGACATTTATGATAATCAGAAGAAAAAAGACCGTCAGATAAATTTACTTATTGCTGACCTAAAACCTATGCTTAACAATATAAGTGATGCTGCTATTTTAGTTCCCGCAATAAAAGATTTTATAGAGGTTTCAGTTAAGAACGATGAACATTTGGTTAAATTAGCCGCTGTTGTTCAACGTGCTATGTCAAACAAAAATGAAGAAACTTCTTCGTTCTTGACTGATGAAGAAAAAGAAGCACTCTTACAGAGTATTCAAGAAATCCAACAAGAACAAGAGGAAGAAGATGCCGATACAAGATCCACAGCAGATAACGATAAACGGGATAAACTATGAGTTTGTTCCTGCCGTTATTGAAAGAGTAGATTTTTTTGGTGAAAACAAAGAAAAATTATTTAAGGTGTATTGTAAAATCATGGGTGCTCATGGTTCACAAACACCTAGTGATATTATTGAAGCTAGACCAATAGATTCAAATATAAAAAACATTCCTATAAAGGGCGAACTTGTATTTGTAAGAAAGGGTCCAACATCTTACAATAGTGCCAGAGCAACAGCACAAGAGTATTATTATACAAACCCAATTCCTGTTCAAAGTTCTGTTCATCACAATGGACTTCCAGGAGTAACAGACTTTTTAACAAAAAACCAAATTGGAAGTGTTGGTGCAAGAAATAATGCCGAAGTTGGTGTTATGAATGCAGTTAAAAGCCGATTACAAGTAAATAAAACTATTGATCCAACATTTCCTGAAAGAAAAGATGTTTACCCATTACAAGTTTATTCTGGTGATATTTTATTTGAAGGTAGATGGGGGCAATCTATTAGATTTGGATCAACAGTTGATGAAAGAAGAATATACCCACAACCTCCACTATGGAAAAAAGGATTGGGTGAAACCGGAAATCCAATAACAATTATTTCAAATGGAACTAATCCAAAAGGTAAAGCATTTAATCAATTTGTAATAGAAGATCCAGATAATGATGATTCTGGTATTTGGCTTACATCTGGACAATATATTAAATTTACACCAGCATCAAAAACAACACCATCAATATCTTCAAAATCAATAGATCTTTTTATGAAGAATAAATTTGGTGGAAACCAGATATTTTTAACTTCTGATAGAATAATTTTTAATGCAAAAAAACAAGAAATAATTGGTTTTAGTAAAGAGGGTATTGGTTTTTCATCTGAAAAGGGAATATCACTCGATGGTGCACAAGTAGTAGAAATTGAATCAAAAAAAATAAGTTTAGGTATTGATGCGTTATCACCTGCATTATTAGGAGATAGAGCGATAGATTGGTTGGCAAGATTATCCGATAATATAATGGATATTTGCGCTGCTATAGCTCAACAAACTCACCCAACTGGAACAGGACCGTCTGGTGTTCCAATAAATGTTGCTGAGTTTGCAACAATTAAATCTGATATTGCAAGTCTAAAATCTGAATTGAATACACTTGCTAGTAGATTGGTATTTCTAAATGAAAAACCGGGTGGTCCATCGGAAGAAGAAAAACAGGAAGCTAAACAAAAAAGAAATACTAGTTACATTAAAGATAGACAAAATAAAAATATGGGTGATTCTCCAAACACATTTTCTGTTTCACTAATACCAAATTCACAATTTGACATAGGACAGGGTGTTGGTGAGCTGGGACATCTGGCAGAAATACAATCAGATATATTGGATTCAATAGAAAACCCACCATCAGAAGATAAATTGGATGCAAGAAGATTATTCAATAATGTTGAAGGATCTGATCCAAATAATACATTATCTCCACCATTTAACACAGGCGGGTAATCATGGGATTTTCATTAAGACAAACGGATCAAATAAAGTTAAATGCTGACGGGAAATCATATTCTGTTACTATTCGTCAAGGTGAAACCTTAAAACTTCCATTATTTCAAGTTCTTTCTGGTGCAGAAAATCAGAGATACGAAGAATTACAGGCGAATGGTAGGTCTGCCGCTGATATAATTAAAGACATTTTCAAGTATGAAATACAAGGTGGTGGAACAACTGCTAATGTTTCCGATATTGGAGAATTAACTGGTGTTTTAATTGGAAATGCAACTTTAATAATAACAAGTAAGAGAGCGGTTGCACCACAACAAACTAATTTAACCGTAAGTGTTGATGTAAAAACTGATTCATTTTTTGGACCAGATGGTGTATTAACACCTGCAATAGATTCTGTTGAAAAATATGTATCGGATGCACTAAAAACAGTCGGTGGATATATTGGAACCGGTGCAGAATGGGCAGGAAGACAGATATTTTCAGGATCACAATTTATACAAGAAAAACTTGGAATAGATGATAGTAAGTTATCGGATGAAGATAAAGAAAAATTAAAACAAAGAGAAGAAGATGCGGAAAAAGATTTATTTGCTAAGTTAATAGGGTTGCCATCAGCTGATTTAATTCCATTATTAACAACTGGATTAAAAATATATCTTGCATATATCAGTGGTCAAAATTTATACATGGAGGCACAAATAATTTCTTCGATTAGAAGTATTGCGGATTATGATAGATTTCCTCCTGCTAAAAAATTAAGAATTGCTAAGATATTAAAAACTGAAGTTTCAACATTAGAAAACATCGCAAAAACAATGAGAAAACTTCGTGTAATTCCCGATTTAGTTGAAAAATTGATAGTTGGTGATAATCCAGATTATGGATCATTATTGAGTGGTTTATTGGACCATTTTGGTGCACCAACATTAGAAGATTTGTCACCTGATCTAAAATGTGTTGTAAATGAATTGGTTGTTGAAAAATTGGCAATAAATGTTGCAAGAAAAGAGAAAAGTGTAAATGAAACATTAGATACAATAGATAAAACAAAATGGGTTCCATCTGGCATTTTTGACGGCGATATGTCACCTGAAAATGTTAAAAAAGTAGTAAATGCACAACTTGATACTATTCTTTTACAATTCATAAGTAAATTGAGATTTGAGTCTATTTCAAAATCTATACCTATAAGTAGTAAAAATACGCCAATGCCTGAATTAAGGTTTCCTGTAATTTTTCCAAAATTAGATAAACAACTTGTATTTTTTATTGGAACTTGGGCATATCTTCAATCAGATAAAAGATACAGAGATATTGTAAAACATCCATGGGCAAAAACATTAGACAATGATTGGACGCCAAATTTGGATGAATCACAAACACCAACATTTGCAGAAGTATATCCAAATATATTTATACGAGAATATACAGACAAAGAAATCCTTGCCTTTGCTGCACATGCTGCACCTTCACGTGAATTAGAAATTGGTTCCGGAAAATACGATTCAGACTTAAATGAAACAGGTGTAAGAAAGGTTTGGATTCCTGCTGGAATTTTACACCAAATAGATGCAATTGATTACAGTAGAGGCCGTTTGGTAGAAAACTACGACCAATCACCAACAGATTTGTTTGGAAAGCCATTGCCAAAAAGAGGATCATTAGATATACGATATCCAGACGGAAGTCCATATGATAAATTTACAAAATCATTACGAACACCGATTCTAAAAGATGACGTAACTAATGCATTTATTACAGATAGAAATGCTGAAAATGATATTATATTGGCATTTAGTGAACGATATGATTTTTTGGTGGAAAATAAAATCATTTCTGCTGATCCTAAAAATCCTGGTTGGCTTACAATAAATATAAACATAATGAACGGTTTGTCAGCGGAATCTGTTTCAACCATATTTGAAAGGTTAGAAGATGCAATAGATACAACAGATATTGATACCTCAAAAGAATACATAGCTCGTAATATACAAAAAGTAGTTTCTATTAGGCAGATAAATAACAAATATACAAGACAAAATATAATAGATATTGTGCTTGGTAATAGAGTAAAGGTAACAGAAATTAAACCAAAACTTGATATAGGATTAAGTCCTTTAAGTGATTTAATAGGTATATCAAAATCATATAGATTAAAATTGATAGAATTAGGTTTTGATTATGGTAGAGAAAATGGTTATTTTACTGTAAGTGGAGACGGTAAAGTTTCATATATTAGTGCAGCTGAAAAATTAACTGAAAATGAGTATAATTCATTATTACAAGAAATAGAATCTCTTGTTATAGAAGAAGATTTAATAGTAAGAGAATTGGGTGAAATAGGTGGTGATAACGATCCAACTATAATACAACAATCAATAAATCTTGAAAGAAGATTGGCAGAAGTTCAAAAAAATCTTGAAAATAAAAGAAAAATTAGAGATGAATACAAAGATAAAATAAATACCGAAGAGAGAATTAAAAATAATAACAGTAAATTGGATGGATTAAAGAATAAAAGAGAAGATATATTAAAAAAAATAGAAGAAGTAAATGATGCAATAAAAAAATTAAGAGAAGCAAAACCATCTGAACCATATTGGACTCCTGAAATTATAGCAAAAGGCATAAAAGAAAATAATGATATATTAAAAGAATTACGTGCAGAATTACAATTACTTGAAAGCGATATATTAAAAATTAGTGAAGAAAATAAAGAATTAGGTTATGAAGAACCTCCGGTTTCAGAAGATTCAAGTGGATTAACACCGTGTCTTGACAAATATCTAAAAATGCAATTTATGGATATATTTCAAGAAATTGATTATGGTAGATTACCACAGCCAGTTAAAAGTATTCTAAATGGAATAGGCGAATATGTTGGAGTATCGCCTTCGGATATATCAAAATCATGGGAGTTAATTTCAGTTGGTAAAAATTTATACGAGATAGGTAAACTTGGTCCAGATGCATGGGACGAAATGTCTCCTGAAAATAAAGCATGGTTTGCTAAAAAATTTGGAATTGACGAAGAATGGGCAGGAGATGCTATAAAATTTGGTGCAGATATATCATTACTTGCCCAAGGAAAAAGTAGTGATAATTTGGTTGGACTATTGGATAAAGGATTTTTAAGATTTAGAGATACATTTTTGGAAAAATTTGCACCAGGTGCATCTTCTTGGAGAGATTTTGAAAGATTGGATCCAAAATTACAATCTACTATTGCTATATGTTTAGGATTCAAACCAGATGACAAAGGAAGTCATGTAGTGAAGGCACAAAGAGTTATTAGACGAGCTGTTAATTTTGAAAGAAGCGTAAAGGACGCTATTACAATAAAAAATTCAATTATTGCTAGAAAAGAACAATTTGATAAGTTGGGTGGAAAGGGTAATCCTGAAATGATTGAAAGTTTGGGAAATGATTTAGAATTAACACCTGGACTTTTAGGAAATTTATATGACTCAACATCCGAAATAGTGGCAGATCCTTATGCAGATTTTATGGATAATATACCTTCTGTTCTTGGTGGTGATCCAGGATGGAGACAAAAAATGGATATACCAGAGATAAATTCTCTTGATCCTTTGCCACATCAAGGAAAAAGTGTTACACTTGATGTTATAGAAAATCCATCAGTTCCAATACCAACAACATTAGTTGAAAAGTTAAAAAAATTGGTAGATGAAAAAGCAATTATATCTGATAATAACCAAGTATCATTTAATTCTGATGGAAGTATAGATTGGAATGATAATGTTCAAATTACAGAAAAAGCGATAGAAAATGGAAAACTTCCTGTAAAATTTAATTTAATAAAAGGTAATTTTATATGTAATAATGCAAAATTAACATCACTTGAAAATTCTCCAAAAATAGTTAATGGTGAATTTAATTGTTCAAATAATTTATTAACATCACTAACTAATTCTCCAGAAGAAGTTTTTACTTTTGATTGTAGTGGTAATTCTGGATTAAATTCACTAGTTGGTTTACCAAAGATAATAAAGGGTAGAAATTTTGATAAAACTGTTTTAATTCCAGAATCAAAAGAAATGTTAATAAATTGTTCTAATTGTGCAATTACATCATTGGACGCATTAAATGACATTACAAATTTTGGTCTTGGTGGAATAGATTGTTCTAACAATAAAATTGAAACTTTATTTTCAAGTAATATAAATGCAAATATACAATCAGTAACTAATTTTAATTGTTCAAATAATTTATTAACATCACTTGAAAAATCTCCTACAATTGTAAAAGATTCTTTATCAAATTACGGATCATATGATGCCTCAAACAATAAGATAAAACAGTTGCCTGATGGGTTATTTACATCAATGAGATGTGAAAACTTTAATATAAGCAATAATGAATTTGTTGATTTATCATTTATACCGATTGAAGTTAATGGTGTATTAAATGTTACAGGAAACAGGGGTAAAGGATTAAATGATAGTGATTTGGGTAAAAATAGATTTACTCCAAATGGTAGAGAAACAACAACAAGTCGTAGATGTTCTATAAAAGTTGCAAAAACAGATACATCTGAATATGCAGATAGGATGTTTCCATCTGAAGAAGAAACACAAACAAAATCTTATCAATACACATCGGAAGGTCAAACTTATACATACATTTGGTGTAGTGGAATGGGTAGAAAGGATCAAGGCAGATGTAGAAAAGATGCAAGAGAAAAACATTGGTATATTGATAATATGATGTTTTTAGAACCAATTGATGCAAGTGAACCCAGTTTGGGATATATTTATATTGGTGATGATGTTTGTCCTAAATCAAAATAATTGAGAAAATAAATGGCAAGAACATTAAATGATGTTGAAAGGGAAAATCCAAATGCTTCGGTATCTTTAATATCAAAGTTAATAGAATATAGAGCGGATGATAACAGTTTAAGAAGAACAAGAGTTCAAGACCAAGTTGATAATAATAGAACCATATCTATTCCTTCTGGAGAACCAACTGGATCAACACAAAATACTGCAACAACTGCAACAGAAACCAGTGTAACCGATCCAAATAAAGTAAATGGAACTATTCCACCTTCAAGCACAAATACAAATGCCAATGTATTAAACGAAAAATTTTTGAAACCAGGAGAAGAACCATCTGGTAGTTACAAAATTACAATGAATGATTATGGTCCTTATGCTAAAACTGCAGAAAAAAATGGATATGTTTTTAATAAAGAATATACCCATATAAAATGTTCTGGTGATAATCCAAATACTGTAACTAATCAAAGAAAACGAGCAAGAATTTTAGCTGATCAAGTAAAATATACGCCAGAAATGTTTTTCGATGATGCCATGACCGATGATAGAAAAAGTTTGTATGGTAAATACATCAAAGGTCAATTTAACTCATCTAATGAAAAAAGTGAATATGAATATATTGGTGATGATGTTTGTCCTGTTGATGAAGAAAAAAAACAACCAGCACCCGAATCAAGTAAACCAACTGCGGTTGTTATTAAACAAGATGTTGAGAAAAAAGAAGAAGTTAAAGAAAAACAGGCAGAAAGTCCACAAACAGCACCTGCAGTTGTAGATACTAGTAATGCTTTAACGGAAGATAAAGCAAAAGAAATTCAACAATCTGCATTTCAAAGCACTGCAAAGGGTGAAGGGTGGTTTGTTTTTGATTACATGGAATCCACAGATAATACAAAAAAAATGATAGATAATGATGCATTAACATATGATAAGCGTTTTTGGTTAGTGAGAAGAAAACCATCGCATCCAACAAAAGATGCTGCAAAACAAGAAAAAGATTTGAGTGTTGGACCTGTATTGGGTTCGGTTCAGTATTACGTTGGTATGAATCAAAAAAAATTAGAAGCAGGTGCTCCAATTGCTGGGGGTGCGCAATCCATCCTCGATATCCCATTGTTGTTAAATTTTCCCAGTGTTGGTGTTTACAACAAAGCTATACCTTACATGGCATCCGGAGCAGGTGGAAGATGGCCGACTGAACAACTTGGTATAATACATGAGGGTAGATTACCGGCATCATGGTATAATAAAGGTGGTTGGGCTATTGGTAAAGGAACTAACCCTAGTCCAACAGGTGGACCAAAATCATCATGGAATGAAAATCAATGGTGGTGTGGTGCTGGATCAGAATACTATACAGAAAATGGTGGATATTCAATGCCACATGGTGATCCAACCGGCGTTCCAACTATAACTGCAGTTGCAATGAAAAGAGCAGCAACTGCAACAAAATCTGCTTTTCCAGATAAAAAATATGTTTCTGGAAAAACTATAAATAATGGTTTTGTTCAATATCCTGTTGCATGGGATAATACATTAAAATCAAATGTAGTTCTTGGTCCTTACCATCTTGACAACAATCAAAAAGATAATGCATATTCTTCATCATGGCTTATGCAAAACAGAACAACTCCAACACCAATAATACAACCATGGTTTACACCTGGTCCGGTGTATGGATCATCACTAAATTATGGTGGTTCAGTTGCTGTTTTTGTGCGAGGTTTTCATTTTGCCAATGGATCACTTACCGCTCAAGGAAAAACACTATGGTCTACCATTACAACTGCACTTGACTGGGATGTTGCTTTTGTTTACAACTTACATCACGTTGAAACAGTAATTTGGGCATCTCCATATAGTGCAACTGGAGAGGCAATAGTAATGGCAGGAAATACATCTCCATCATTTACTCCAGGTAAGCTAGATGATGGTTTTACAAATGATGGTGGATCATTTGCAGTAAGAAAAATACAGATATTTACCGCAGCAAGTTTTGCAGGGAGAGAAAATGGCACAGTAATTATTTCAAAATTAACACACAAAACAAGTAAAAAAATTTCAAAAGGTTTGGGTGCAAAGTATAAATCTACTCCAATGATAAAAGATTATATTGCAAAAGTAGAAGCAGGATCTGATAAAAATTTAATGGGTAAAAGACAGCCGGAAGGATTATCAACTCCAACTTACTACCAAGTGTTAAAAGAAATATGTCAAATATGATTAAATACATAAAATTGATATTTATTATAGATAAGTTTTTATAGAAAAAAGGTGATAAAATGGACACTAAAAAGTTTTTACAAGAAATACGTTCAATAATAAGAGAAGAAATTGATTATGCTCTTACAAAGAAGTTATCTGAAAAGAAAACTAAAAAAGATGATATGTCTACCATTAAACATGGTATTTCTATGTATAACGAATCACAATCAAATAAAAAAGTTGCAAAACCAAAAACACAAAAAACAGACTTTAATAACATCAAAGAACTACTTGAAGAAACAAGAAGAAGTTTAGAAGAAAGTTATGATGTTGAAAATGAATTTAGTTTTAATGCGGATATGGCGGAGGGTTTTGGTTATGAAAGAAAGGGTGCAGCAATTCCACAGGGGTTTTCTAAACAAGAAATACCATCCGAAGTAATGTCTGCACTTACAAAAGATTATTCTGCATTGATGAAAAAAATTGAAGAAAAAAAAGGGAGATAATATGTGAGAAGTTTTAGACGAAAACAACCTGTTCACTATCCTGAATTATCACCATCAAAAGATGATAAGATAAAAAATATAGGTGTTACTTTACCTTTTAATAATCCAAATGGGATTTTTAATCAAAGTGTAACAAATGTTTCACAAGTTTTATCAAATTTGCGTAATTTATTATTAACCGCAAAAGGTGAAAGATATATGTTACCGGAATTTGGAACGGAAATTCGTTTAATACTTTTTGAAAATATATCAAGTGAGGAATCTTTTGTAAATGATATTAAAAAAGAAATATCATCTGCAATAAGAACATGGATGCCATTTTTGAATATAAATCAATTAGATGTTGAATTAAATATGTCAGAAGATGGTAGAGTTTTGGAACCATCACACGCAGTTGGTATCAAATTGGTTGTGCAAATTCAAGGAACTAACATATATTTACCTATTCAGATACTTATATCTACAACAGGTAACTTGACATTAACAGAGGCAATATACAATGGCTAATTTAGTCAATAAAGATATTCGTTATTTATCAAGAGATTTTGGATCATTAAAACAAAATCTTATTGATTTTACAAAAAATTATTTTCCAAATACATATCAAGACTTTAACGAAGCATCGCCTGGTATGATGTTTTTGGAAATGGCTGCTTATGTTGGTGATGTGTTGTCATATTATACTGATGTTACTTTACAAGAATCTATGATAAATCATGCATCTGAAAGACAAAACATAATAAACATTGCACAGTCTCTTGGATATATGCCAAAAAATAGAATTGCATCTAATACAAAATTAGATGTTTTTCAAATAATACCGTCAAAACAAATTTCTGGACAAATAGTTCCTGATTTTGATTATGCATTTGCAATAGAAGATGGAATGGTAATAGCAACAACAAATGCAAGCGATATTGAATTTAGAACAACAGACTATGTTGATTTCAAATTTAGTAGTAGTTTTGATTCAACTGAAATTACACCGTATGAGGCAGATGAAAATACAGGAGAAGTTTTATTTTGGTTATTAAAGAAACAAGTAAATGTTGTTTCTGGAAAAATACAAACAAAAGAATATACTTTTGATGATCCAAAACCATATGACAAAATAACATTAGAAGCGGAAAATTTAATAGAAATTTTGTATGCAATAGATTCCGATGGAAATAGATGGCATCATGTTCCATTTTTAGCACAAGATACTATTTTTGAACCAACTGCAAATATACCAAGAAATGATAGACAATTAAGTTATTATAGAAATGAAACACCATATTTGTTAAAATTGAGAAAAGTTGCAAGAAGATTTACTGCAAGACAAAGATCTAATGGTGAATTTGAAATAATGTTTGGAGCTGGTATTTCAGAATTGGATGATGAACTACTTATACCAAATCCAGATTTAGTTGGAAATTCATTACCCCAAAATGTTTTCAATAGTTCTCCCGATATAGATCCTTCAAATTTTCTCTATACAAAAACATATGGTCTTGCACCAAACAATACTACATTAACATTATATTATACTGTTGGAAATGGTGTATTGGACAATGTTCCTAGTGATGTGATAACTGCGGTAAGAAGCAGAAATGTTTTAATAGATGAAACGGGATTAGATTCTGTTTTGTTAAGACAAGTTGTTGGTAGTCTTGCCGTAACAAACCCAACCCCAGCAACAGGCGGTAAAAATGCAGAAGATACAAATGAAGTTAGACAAAATGCTCTTGCTTCTTTTGCATCACAAAATCGTGCTGTTACAAAAGAAGACTACATAATTCGTGCATATAGTCTTCCATCCAAATATGGATCAATTGCTAAGGCGTATATCACAAAAGATACACAATTAACAAGAGATGCTATTTTTAATACAGAAAGAATACAAAATCAACTTGCATTAAATTTTTATGTATTGGCATATGATGGAACAAATAAACTTGTTACAGCAAACAATGCAACAAAAGAAAATTTGAAAACATATCTCAACCATCATAGAATACTAACTGATGCAATAAACATAAGAGATGCATATATTATTAACATAGGAATAGAATTTGATGTAATAATAATGCCAGATGAAAATGGTAATAAAGTTTTACTTCGTTGTATTGATAGATTGAAACAATACTTTGACATAAAAAAATGGCAAATAAATCAACCAATTGTTATTAGTAATGTTTATACTGAATTAGATAAAGTTGCAGGTGTCCAAACTGTTGTTCAGGTAAAGTTTAGAAATCTATACGATCAAACACTTGGATATTCACCACATGCATACAACATAGATCAATCAATAAAAGATGGCATTTTGTTCCCATCATTGGATCCTTCTATATTTGAAGTAAAATATCCAGATAACGATATTATGGGTAAAGTGAGGGCATTCGGATGATATATTCTATTTTTGCACAAAAAGATGCTACAATATATGAAAAATCAATAGAAATGAACACTGGATTGGATTCACTATTGGAAATTTCACATGAAGCAGCTGGTTCTGGATCATCAATATACAATGCAAGAGTATTGATGAAATTCGATGTGAGTGAAATAGAAGAACGAGTAAATTCCGGAAAAATATCAAATAATGCAAAGTATTATTTATCACTTGCAACTGCAGATGTTAGAGAACTGCCATTAGAATATATTGTATATGCTTATCCTTTGAGTTCATCTTGGACAAATGGAACCGGAAGATTTGGCAATAATCCTGTTACAACAGATGGTGTTTCTTGGAAATTTAGATCATCAAAAACGGTTGGAACAGAGTGGGATATTCCACCAACAGTTTCAACTTTAAGATGGGATGATGTTTCATTGACATGGATTGAATACGATGGTATGTGGGGTGGTGGTATAGTTGCAAATGTAACATCATCATATAAAACAAATGAAGGTGGGGGAACATGGTGGAATTATGATAATTTGGAATGCACGCAATCATTTTCATATCAATCATCCGATATTTATATGGATGTTACCAATATCGTTAAAAAATGGATAACTGGATCTGGTAGATTTGATAATGATGGTTTTATATTAAAATTTAGTGATGAAATAGAATCATCTATTGAATTTTTAACAGGATTGAAATTTTTTGGAACAGACAGTAATACCATTTATGTTCCAAGATTAAATGTAGTTTGGGATGATTCAAACTTTGTTACTGGAAGTCTTGCTAAAGCATCAGAAGATAATTTGAATATAAACATAAAATTGAAAAAATTTTATGCAGAATCTGAAAAGGCAAAAATTAGAATTTATGCTAATCAAAAATACCCACAAAAATCATATACAACTCAATCGTATTATACTGTAAATTACCATTTACCATCATCATCTTACTATGAAATTAGAGATGCTCATACCGATGAAATAATACTACCATTTGATTATACTGGTTCAAAAATTAGTTGTGACGGAACAAGTAGTTATTTTAATTTGTGGATGAACTCATTTCAACCAGAAAGATTTTATAGAGTTGTGATTAAAATTGAAACAGAAGGTGGTGATAGAGTTCAATTATTTGATAACAATTATTACTTTAAGGTAACTAGATGAGTGGATTAGTTCGTGACATTGATACCAATAGAATAATAAGTTATACGGATGAAAGTTCTATTAAAAATGAAGGAACAATAGAAGTTCCTGTTTTAGATGAAAGGTTCTTATCAGAAAATTTTAAGTATATTGTCAAATCAGAATTTAGATCATTACCGTCTGCAGTTGAAGCAGAATCTATTATATTTAGAAAATTGGAAGAATCTGAAAGAACTATATTATTTGAAGCCGGATTACCTGCTGATCTAAAAGAAGGAATGCAGTTGGTAAAAGAGGTTGCAAAAAATCAACTGTTATCCGAATTAACAAATCTTGCAAATCAAAATCAAAATTCAGTTGCTTCACTTCGTAAAAAGATTTCTGATTTGGAAACCGCATTAAATAACAGTTCTGATTTAATAGATACTCTTGGTAATACAAATAGAAGATGGAATGATCATTTGGAATATGCTACACAAGAAAATTCAAGAATGATGACTAGAATATCTTATCTTGAGAATATAAACAGAGAACTACAAAGACAACAAGAAAATAGTATAGATTTAATGTCTGCAAGAGTAGAAAGCCAACAAGTTTTTGTTTCTGCATCATTGAGTAACATATACGTTAAGAATCAAGAAGGATATGATTTGTTAGCAAAACAAGTTGATGAATTACGGAATATAGGAAATTTACCAGACTTAAATGGTATAATAGACGCTGATTATGATGAAGGTGGTTAATTTACATTAAATATGAAATAGTTGTATGCCAAATTTTTTATACAAAAATCTAAATGAGATATTTACAACACGAGATCCAATTCGTGGTGTTCGTATAGTTCAAAATAAACTTGGAAGAAACATAATAGTTCCAAGATTTGATTCTGTTGTAAATCCTGAAGATCCAACAACACCATCAACCAATATAGAATTTCATGTGTTCCTGCCAAATGGCGCATATGTTGATACCCTATATTCAGTAGAATATGGTGTTGATATTAGAGATGAAAATAACGAAACATTTAAGTATGTTATTTTAGATGTTCATGATCATTTAGAACAAACAAAAATAATACCAGGTCCTTACAAAGTTGTTTACAATTTTTTCCGAAATTTAATTGGTAGTAATAGTAATGATAGTAGATTATTTATATCCGATATATCATTAGATAGACGAGAATTGCAATTATCATTAACAAAACCAAACGATGAATTTGCTCAAGGTGAATTAAGCGATTTTGTATTGCAGTATTTGCGTGGATCAAAATTTTTATTACCAATTGTTCTAAATTTTGGTGAAAATAATATAGTTGATGTGATAAATGTTACATCAAATGGTGAAATAGATAGTTTTTTTGTAAGACTATATGAACCTCTACCTGCTGATGTTGATTTGTTTTATGAATGTTGGTTATCAAGTCAAATAATGAAACCATACATTGATAATGTTTTACTTTATCGTGAAGAAGAAAGTCTAAAACCATCTTATATTTCTGGACCAAATTATGAAGTTGATACTGCACATTGGGTGTCTACTGAAACCGATTATAGATCTTGGAATGATTTATTACAAACAAATGTTCAAACATCACAGGAATTATTAAACAAATATATTCTTGATTCTGGATCAATTGTAAAACTAAACCTTGATTTTACAGATTTCAAAAATTTTATATTTTATTCATCTGCAGAAGAAAGAGTTGAAAATTTTTATTACAAAATTCAGTTAATAGAAAATTACAATTCACAATTATCATTGCTTGAAACTTATACTGGTTCACTTGACACTAATAAGACTAATATAAAATTGTTGAGAGAAAAAGTTGTTTCTGGATTTGATGATTTTGAGAAGTTTTTATATTATGAAACAACATCAAGTTTTTATTATACAACACAGTCATCAGCACCAATACAACCTTTTCCAAAATATGAAGTAACATCTAGCGTATATCATCTTTTAACAAAAGAGGGTAAGTTTAATCTTCATAGCACAACATCTAGTGCAGTTGAAGATTGGTATAATAATATATTAGACATTGCAACTGATTATGATATGTCTAATTACAATTCACTTGATAAATCAATTCCAGAACATATTTTTGAAAATAAAGATAATGAACAATTCATTACATTTGTTAGAATGATCGGACAACATTTTGACATTCTTTACTATTATGCTGATCATATATTAAAGAAAAATTTGAGAACTGAAAATCCAAGAGACGGGTTATCACAAGATTTGATATATGAGGCAACAAAAAATTTAGGATGGACTTTATCACAAGGATCTACTTCAAAAGAATTGTGGGAATATGCTTTAGGATTAAGTGGAAGTGGTGAACCAATATGGACAGGAAGAACTACTGTAAGTAAAGAACATTCAAAGAGTGATGAAGAAAGAACAAAAGAAGTATGGAGACGTATATTTAACAATCTGCCATATATCTATAAAACAAAAGGAACCGCTCGTTCAGTAAAGGCGTTGTTAGCAGCATACGGTATCCCACAAACAATACTTACTATTAGAGAATTTGGTGGACCAGATAATGCAGATTTGGGAATTAAACCAAGAGCAGAATGGGAAAAACATACATATTATTTGAATTTTAGAGGTAGTTACCCACTACCAACAAATCAACATTATGTTAGTGTTCCTTGGGAAAAAGTAAATAATTCTGATGGCAATTGGCAATATCCAGATACTCTAACATTTAGATGGAAAATGGAACCTGAGGATCTTTATTCATATACTAATGATCCTATACAAACCGTTTTACAAAAAGTTACTGGTAGTAGATTGGATTGGTTTGTTACTATCCATAAAGACGGAACTGATATTGAAAAAGGAAGTCTTAATTTTTATTTAAGCAATGGAACAAATTATGCAACTGCATCTATAACAGACGAATATCTATTTGACGATGTTCCGTTGAATATAATGATCCAAAGAAGCACTTCAAATGATTCAATATCTGTAAATCAAAAATATGATTTTATATTAAAAACTGCTAAATATGGAAAAATTGCGGTTGAAAGAAGTGCAAGTATTGTTGTTACTGGAAGTATAAGCTCTAGTTACAACAATGCTTGGGCATCAAATGGTGATTTATACATAGGTTCTGGATCAAATCCACAAACTGATAAAATACTTTCTGGATCTATTTTTGAATTAAGATATTGGACAAGACAATTAAATTCTGCATCATTTGATAACCATGTAATTGCACCTAGATCATATAATGGAAATACTGCAACTTCATCTTACTATGATTTACAAGGACAATGGAAGTTTTGGCAAAAATTTGATACGGCAGTAACAACGAGTCTTTTTAGTTCACACCCAAATCAAAATAAAAATACATTTCAAACATCATCAAAAAATGCATATCTATATGGTTTTACATCAAGTTCGTTTGAATCAATAACCGAAACCTATAACATGGAAGTTGCATCAGTTGGTATAGATACACCATTCGCAGAAAAAGTCCGTATAGATTCAGCTTCACTTATAGGTCCTCTATCAAAAGATGAAACTTTTACACTAACGGCATTCGATAGGTATTCACAAGACTCAAATAAGTTGATGGTTGCATTTTCACCACAACACATAATAAATGAAGACATATATGAGGCAATAGGTTCTACGTGGATAGATGATTATTTTGGTGATTACTCAAATGTTGATGCTGAAGAATATACAAGATTAAAATGGTTTGCTCGTGAGTATTGGCAAAAGTATAATAATAGAAATGATTTTAATGCATATATTAGTTTAATATCAAAATTTGATTTTGGCGTTTTTGATCAAATTAGACAAACTCTTCCTGCTCGTGTAAATGAAATTTTAGGTTTGGTTATAGAACCAAATGTGCTTGAACGATCAAAGGTAAAAATAGCAAAAGATTTTTACGCTGAACCGCCAACAAAATTTGTAAAAGATGTTAGTGAATTGTCAAAATTAGGTATTGTAACAACAGAATTAAATCAAATAAATGGAACAGTATTTATTGGGTTTGATGAAGAAATACCAAGTGAAGCAGATGAATTTGAATCAGACACACAAATTGTAACAGAAATGGAAGCTGACACTCAAAATCTTGAAGATGATATGGATTTTGTAACAAAATTTATTGTCACACCACAACTTCAAAATATGACAATACCTATAACTGGAAGTATTGGTGGAATTTTTGAAAAAAAGGATGCAATAATTTCTGCATCAAATAGATTGGTTGAAGGTATAATTACATCGTATGATACTAAAATATCAAATTTACAAACAATGTTTGGGTATTTTAATAAACCACTTGATATTGATTATGCTGAATTAAAAAGAGATTTTACAAATACTTATGCAAGAAGAAATATAAAATTTGGAATCAATCCTAACACTATAAATTATGGAAAATGGTATTACACAGATAATGCAGTTGAAAAAACAGAGGCACTTTTTCAACAAATAGAAAAGTATTCTACTGATACTTATTATAGTGGATTTAAGTTTTACTACTCTGGTGACAATTATGAAAAATATACATATAGTTCTTTTCAGTATGTTACATCCAGTTTGACCAATCCACATAATCATAATTCTGGAAAAAGAAGGCAACAATATGAGGGTTGTAAAAATAGTGGTGGTATAACATACATAAAAACAATTGCAACATACAACTCATATGATGAACAAAATGATTCAAACCCAATTATTATTTATGATATACCTACCGATTCAGTTCTGTAAATCATAGAATTTTGGTTGTTTACTAGACATATTTTATAGAAAGATACATATTTATAGTTAATACAAATAGTTTTTTAAGGAGTTTTACAATGGGATATTTAGACAATTCAGTTGTTACGGTTGAAGCAATTCTTACTAAAAAAGGTAGAGAGCTTTTAGCAAAAGGAAATAATGCTTTCAATATAACACAATTTGCTCTTGCAGATGATGAAATTGATTATGATTTATGGAATCAAAATCATCCATTTGGTGAAGCAAAAATGGGTATAGTTATAGAAAACTTACCAATCACGGAACCGGTTCCGGATGAAACACAATCTATGAAATATAAGTTACTTACTCTTGACGCTGGATCACAAAGTATTCCATATATTGATACTCAAGGAACTACTGCAGTTGAGTTTAAGCAAAATGAATTGGGAACTCAATCCACAAAAGTTATACCATTAAAAACAAAACAATGGTTACTGGATGGTATTGATGACGGAAAACGTAACCAAAGTTATACGATTACTTTATTGGATGCAACATATTTCTTTTTAGAAAAGATTGTAAATCGAAACCAAATGAGTATGTCTGGTAAATCGATTACATATCCAAATCATGTTAGTGCAGAAACCTCTGCAGATTTTTCTGTTGGTGTTATCACCGGTGTATTTGCTAATCCATCAAATGCAACTACTCTTATTGGAAAATCTACAAAAATTATCATTACAAATAATACTTACGGTTCTCGTTATGTTATACCAGTAACCATAGTATCGGGAACATAATTTAAGAATAAAAAGTTTTAATAAATAATTTGGATAACAATTATGGCAGAAATAAAATATCTAATTGGGTCTTCATTAAAAGGAAAACCGAAAGGTTATGCGTATGGTCTTTGGAACCCAAATACTGCTACATTAACTACATTTTTTACCAGTTCTACTCAAAATACTGCATCACAAGAATACTATTATGAAATTTGGGGATCTGCATCTCTTTCATGTAATGATGAAAAAATGTTTTCTGTTGCATATGGTCATGTTAGTGGATCCGGTTCATTGAATGTTGGTGGTGATTTGGATGATACCCCATCAAGAGCAATTTACTCTCAATATAAATTACTATGTCTTGATGGTGATGAAGGTAATTTTTATCTATCGGGATCAACTACACCAATTACACATTTTTATGCCATAAACATAAATCGTTCAAAGTTCGGAGATAAATTGGATCCAGGTAATTTTGAATTTAGTATTGCAGAATTGAGCGGAAGTGGTAAGGTAAATAATGTTCACACCGGAAGCAATGTGCAAGTAAAATCAAATGGAACTGTAATAACTTTGATAGACGATTCTGGAGATGGAAATGATACGAATGAAGATGCAGTAGATACATCAGTTACAAGAAATTTAGTTAGTGGAAGCTTGACGAATGGTATTTACAATCCAAGTGAACCACATGCTTATGGTAAAGTATATCCAAGTCAGGGTATAATACTAATAGATGCTGATAAATTAAATTTAAGTTCTTCATTCAATACCGTTACCGGAAGTAATCTTAATGGTCAAAATTCATTAAAATTATTTACAGCAATAAGTGGTGGTTATACAAATCATTCATCTGGATTTACTGCAAGAGGGGTTCAAACTAAAAACGAACTTTTCTATTTTATCCGTGTTAATAATGCAAGTGCAAATTATAGTAATAATCCAACATTTGTAAAACAAGATTTAATTAGTAAAGGTGAAATAAAAAATACTAAATGGAAAAATGATCCAAAAGTTTATATTACATCTATTGGATTGTATGGACCAGACGAAACAGGAAATTCAGTTTTACTTGCTATTGCAAAATTAAGTAAACCGATACAAAAATCTTTCAATAGTGAGTTATCAATTACCGTTAAATTGGAGTATTAAAAATTATGGCAGATAGTGTATACAAAAGATTTGAGTCTAACGCCATAAGTTCAAATAAAGAATTGGTTAGTGCACCATTATGGTCTGATTCTGCAACTGTTTTAACAAAAATTTTTACAAGTTCGCAACAAACTATTGCCACTAAACGATATTATTATGAAGTTTACAATAGTGAATCTACTGCACAAAATGCACAAGTTCAATTTAGTATTGCATATGGTGATTCCAAAGGTAGTGGATCTTCAACTGGTTCCATTGCAGACGATTATGATTATCCAACAAAGGCAATATACTCACAATATAAACAGATGCTTTTGCCAATTGGAGTAAACGAATTTACATTTGCAAATGACGAAACATCCGAACATATTTATGTGATAAACATAAATCGTTCACGGTATAAAGATAGAATGGACACAAATACATGGCAACTATGTTTAGTTGAAATGAGTGCATCTGGAGAAACATCTTCTTCAAATAGAATAATAAAGCTTATAGATGATTCAGGAACGGCAACAACGGATTTAGCACAACAAGGTGGAAGAACATACTATATTAGAAGTGGAAGTTTAACAGACGGGATTTATACAAGTGATACAACTCCATGGGGAATATATTATCCAGATAATGGCATAATTGTATTAAATGGAAAAGCATTAGATGCTTCCGCATCTTTTACATCATCAAGAAGTTTTGTTAATCCTACATCTTCATTTTTGGGTGATAATTCTGCGTATAAATTATTTACATCAATAAGTGGTGCTATGGCAGTTACATCTTCATTTGGTTTTCAAGGTAGAACAAGTGAGGTAGTTTCATCAACTTATTATTTTGCAAGAATGTACTCGGAAGAATTTAATTATTCAAATAATAAAAGTTTCGTAACAAGTTCAAACGCAATAAAGAGATATTTTGTTCAGGATCCAACCACATACATAACAACTATTGGTATGTATGATAACAATAACGAATTATTGGCCGTTGCAAAATTGAGTAAACCTATTAAAAAAACATTTGATCGTGAAATTGTTGTTAAAATAAAATTAGATTATTAAGGTAAAATATGACAGATTATACTTTTTTCGAGAATAGCACCGAACAAGGTTTGGCTACTATAATTGTAAATATGCAATCACCAAACCTTACAAGACTTGAAGCTGCATTAACTGCATATAAAGACATTTACTTTCCAGGTGCTAAAAGAGCGGAAGATAATCTTTTTTACTTTGATGGGTATGACGTAGAGGTAAGGTTTGATAGTGATCCTAATGACGTTTTTACATATTTCATAAAACCAGATTGGGGTTATAGACCTATAACATTTCTTGCAGGTTTGTATGTAAACGAGTATTTTCCATCTAATGCATGGCAACGAGGTATTTCATTTAGAAATTGGATGGATGATCAAAAAAATAAATCTGCTATATTTTTTGACAATAAACAATATACTGGAACATGGGGACAAATTTTTGATCAAGTATTTCAAGAAATGAAAGGTAGGGATCCAGAACCGTCAATTCCACTATATCCTCATAATTTTTTACAAAAAATGCTTGGTGCTGCAAATTCTCAACCAGGTTCTAGTTCAGGATTGGCGGCACCATCACCTGCACCACCCCCTGCACCTGCACCAACAACAAATATAGATCCAATAAGAAATGATTGTAAATATCACATTAAAATTGCATACGATTATGATCCATCTTGGGCTAAAAAGAATGTAAATAACTTTCAAGTTACGCCTTGTAGAATGTCACTTGCTGTTTTTAGATGTTGTGATAATAAAACTGTAACTCAATTATCATCAACACCAATTTGGGCAGATACCTCATGGAAGGTGGAACCATGTCCTGACGGATCATTGAGTTCTGGTGTTGGAAAACTTACATACAAACATTATTTTGATATTGATGCTATAATAAAAGAATTTTATGAAAAAAATGCATCTGCTGCTGTTCCTGGTAGTGATCCATTAAATCCAATAATTGTGTTAGATGAATTAACAAATTTACTGAATAGTGGACGGCCTATATTTGTAGAAAGATATGAAGATTTGTGCAATGGTCCTGTGCAAATGAAAAAATCAGATTTTGGTATTTCTGTTTTACCATCATTATCGGATAGTATAAAATCGCGTGCATTAACAATTAAGGGTAAAAATTATACACCTTTTATTGATTATCAAATAAAAACCCCAATGCATATTGCAGAACACATCTTCCAAAGTTTGAAAAATTATTTGGTTGAGGGTTCTAGTATAAAAAGTAGCACATCAAGTGATTTGACCGGATATGTTGGTCCACATAATCAAGATTTGGATAAACGATTTGTTGGTTTGGGATTAAACGGATGTGCCGGGACTATAACAAATTGTCCATCTGGACCAAAACCTGGACCAACTGGACCATGTGAGGATGAATTTAACTGGAGTATCATTTTAGAAAAAATGGAACCAGATAATGATATGGCATATTTGGATTATCCCATATTAAAAGGTAAAGTAACAAAAATATCAGGTTCTCCTGGTGCAGAATTTATTAGAGATTCTACTGGTAAATCTGTTGTATATGATGATATTAGAGAAAAGGGTTGGTATAATTCCGTCTATGCTCAGAATAATAATGTAGATTATATTCCACTGGCAAATTTAGATCCAGTAAATCCTGTAATAATTCCTGGACAAAGTTGTCTTCGAGGATTGGAAAAAAATTATCAATTGCGTGTCACAAGACTTCGTAAATATAAAATTAAAATAGTATGTAGCCAACTAATTGCTGGTCTAAATGGACAATTACAAAGTCAAATTGTTGAAATTGATTACAAATCACCTTCATCAAAAGCTTATCAGTTTTTAAGAAGAAAATTAGTAGAAAATACCACTGCACCGAAGGCGCCAGATGTAGTTTGGGTTGATTTGGGAGACGGATTATACAACGGTGCTGGTGCATTTAATTTATCATATATTAAAGATGAAAACCAAGTTGATAAATTTGCAAGAACACCAGATGGATATTTTTACACAGTTCAAGCTGAAAAAATACCAATAATAGACGCATCAACTGGAAGATTTAAGGCATATGATAATGTATCATATGATAAAACAAATACATCTTGTCTTCCTGAAAAAATTAGTGAATTTTTGGCATGGAGATTGGATTTAACAAATCCATGTGGATGTCAAGAGGCAGAAATTTTTAATAATTATTTGGTATATCCTGGTCAAGAATATGCTCACCCATTTATGACAATAAATGGTGGTGCCATGGTTACTGAATTTGCTCCTGTTAAAGAATTAAATGCCATTGATTATCCAGAACCACCACCTGCAACAAATAGATATAATTTGAGAGCTGGTCAATCTGTTGGAACAAATGTTAGACAAAAACCAGATTGTGTTTCCGAACCAGAAAAAACTTTACATCCGTTCTTATTTGGTGCAGATGTATTGACTGGTGTAAAGAAAAACACAATCTATGGATTATTTAATTATTCACAATCACTTGAATGTTATCATACAAGTTCCGCTCAATCTGCAGAATCAAAAGAGTATTACTATCAAGTAACAGACTGTGATGTGTGTAATCGTTCACCATATTTTGCAGTAACATATGGGCACTGGCAGGGTTCAGGATCATTGGCAAGTGGATATGAGGCAAGTGATAGTCCTTCAAAGGCAATATACTCTCAATATAGATTACTCTCACTTGACGGTGATCAAAAACAATTTGTTAGTTATACCGATGGGACTGCATCATACTCAAATGATGTTTATGTGATAAATTTTTATTCCGATGGATTGAGTGATAAACTTGATATTGGTAATTTTGAAATAAATCTTGCAGAATTAAATGGAACATCGTATCTAAATAATGTATACACCGGAAGTAATGTTGCCGTATCATCATCACAAAAAATTTTAAGATTGATTGATAATTCAAATGAAGTTGATAATCCAGAAACTTGTGCAGATGATCCTTTTTACACATATGATATTGTTAGTGGAAGTTTGAATGATGGAACACATATTAGTGGAACCGGTAGTATAAATCTAAATAATAAAATGGCAACAACCTATGGTCAAGTATATCCAAATCTCGGGTTTATTGTTCTTGATGCGTCTAAACTAAATAATTATTTGAATTTTAATACTGTAACTGGTAGCAATATAAATGGTGATAATTCTTACAAATTCTTTACTGCAATAAGTGGTGCAAATAATTTTAATCACCCAATGAAGGCAAGAAATGTAAAAGAAAAAACTACAAATCATTATTTTGTAAGAGTAAAATCTAATGATGCAAATTATAGTAACAACCCAACATACGTTAAAGATAACCAAGATGAAAAAGGTAGAATAAAAAATCATTGTTTCTATAATGATCCAATGACATACATAACAACAGTTGGTCTTTACAATAATGACAGAGAATTACTTGCTATTGCTAAATTGAGTAAACCTATTAAAAAAACAAGAGCAAATGATATTTTGATAAAAATTAGATTGAATTGGTAATATGATAAGATCTGAAACCGAAATACTTAATGCATTAACTGGATCATTTTTAGCAGATTATCCTATAATAATAAATTCAAATGATATAAATGATGCTGCTATAAAATTATTTTTACAAATAATGGGTATTACAAGTTCTAGTTCAACACCAAATGAACTATTCAATGTTAGTCAAGTTGATGAACCACTTACACTTGCAAATTATTATGCTAGAAATTATATTGAAACAAATTTACAAAAAATAAGACAATATATTGATGTGGATTTACCAACACGGGTGAAAAAACTACCAGTAATTTTGGATCCGTATACATTTACTGAAGATCCATACCAACGATCTGTTATATTAAAAGAGAGAGGCAGAATTGAGGAGATATTTGAATTATACGGTGTAGAATTGCCAATCATTGCTTATAGTTTTTTTGGAGGATAATATATGTCATCCAAATTAAGTATGGAGATAAATTGGCTTGTATTGGAATATATTAAAAGATACATTTTATTTCAAATATCAAGTGGATTTCCGTCAAGAGATAGAATAAGTATTGTCATAAACAATGGTAATCCTACTTTTTTTGTAGTTCCTCCGCAAGTGATAACATCATCACCAGATGTTTTGCCAAATGAATTTAATAGACAAAGTTTTGCATATAAGCGTATAATTAAACCAGATGATTACGCAGGTCCAATGTTTAGGTATAATACTAAACCATTGTTTAAGTGTGATAATGAGAGATTAACAACATTTCATACTGGATCTACAAATAGTCTACACTCGAAGTATTATATCCCCATATTGAATGCAATAGAAGGAGAATCCGGCGCATATTATCAATTTGATATTTCATATGCGCACATATCAGGTTCAGGTTCATCATATATGTTGGATCAATATACAAACGCTTATCCAGCAAAATCAATGTATAAAAAATATATGTTAGAATGTTTGGATAGAGATACTGGAAAATTTCCATTTAAGAATGGAATAAACGGTGATTATTTTTATGCAATACATTTTAATCAAGAATTGTTTAAGGACAGAATAGATCCTGGAAATATACAAATACATTTATCACCGATTATATCTAACCCAAGTCAATCAATAAACACCGGAAGTAATTTTTATGCAAATGATTCATCTAGTGTAGTTTATTCTTTGATAGATGATAGTGGTGATGGTGATAATTTCTACTCCGAACATGAAGATACAAAAGACTATTATTATTTAGTTTCTGGATCATTAAATCAGGGCGTTCATGGTAAAAGTAAAGATAATGCTTGGGGTGTAATCTTTCCAAGAAAAGGCATAATTATTTTAGACGGTGTTGTTTTGGATCAATCATGTTCTTTCAATACGGTTACATCATCCATTGATGGTGATAATATACGAAAGTTATTTGTTTCAATTAGTTCTTCTGCAGTCCCAACTACATATAGAGTTAATCCTGGCTCTTGGTATGCTCGTTCTGCCGAAGAAACAATAAGTGAAACATATTTTTGTAGAGTATCTAGAGATGATTTTAACTATTCAAATAACATTACATATCGTAGTGGTAGTAACAACATAATTAGATATTCAAGGTTTTATGAAGAACCAAAAGTTTATGTATCAAGTATTGGTCTTTACAACGATAGGAGAGAATTAGTTGCAATTGGAAAATTAAAAAATCCTATATTAAAAAAAGACACCGAAGAATATGTGTTTCAAGTAAAAGTAAGGTTAAATTAAAATGTCATTTCAAGTTGGAAATACTTTAAGTTTGTGTTACAAACAATTGAAACATGGTGATTATACAATATCACCATTTCAAGCATTTAAGTTATGGGAATTTAGAACAGATCATGAAATTCCATTACAAAATTATTCAGATTTGAAAATGCAAACTTATAGAGTATTGTATCCTGAAAATCATAAATACTTTGGTAATATAGCAACTATATCATCTTCAAATTATGAAAGGGTATTTACAACACAGAGTTTAGATCCAAAAGTTTTGTGGTATTATCTTGATCATAATTTTTACACAGATTATTTTATAGATAAAATACCAGTGGAAGCAACTGACGATAATACAATAACATACTTGGCAGAATCAAGTTCTCTTATGATAATTCCACTAAATATGTTTGGTGAAGGTATACGTGGAACTTCATTTAGAGTTACAAATTACAACTCCGTTTCATCTTCTTATACCTATACATTAGTGGATGATTCTTTTGGTAATTTAAGAGATACCGCATTTGATGATACAAAATTTCCATCTATAAATAATTTATTATTATACACTGGATTTAATGAAAAATATCGTGAATATAATTTTGTAAATAAAAGAACAAACTATGTAATGGATAGTTCACCATCGCATGATTATATTAAAATTGTAAATAATGATTTAATAAATTATGCTCCTGGTATACCAACAACAGACACATCCGAATCAACCGGAGTATGTGCGTTAATGGAAGGTGGATATTTTGAGGTAAAAAATTACAATAGATTTAATTTTCACAAAAATAAAAATTTTGCTTTTAGTTTTTGGATAAAAATACCCAATCAGCAATATAATCCAACTTCTTCTTACAATTCATTGTTCAACAAAAATACAATGCGTAGAGTTGATACATTAAATGAATCGACTCTTGATTATATTGCAGGTAGTTTTTTAAGAAAATCAAATCAATATCCATTTGATATTTTCTTACATAACAATTCATCACCAGATATTCATAAAATTTCTTTCCAACAAAGTTCTGGTATAGAAATAGCAGAAGTAAAATCATCAACATTAACACCAAATACCTGGTATCATGTTGTTTGCCAAAAATCTGGTAGTAATTTTCAAATTTGGTTAAACGGTGTATTAGATTCAAGTATTCAAAAAACAATGGAATTTACGGTTCAAAACGAAAACAATTTTTATATCAGCGGTAATGGTTTGGATAATCACAATTTTTCTGGATCATTGGATGAAATACGGATATATTCAAATGCATTAACACAGGATCAAATAGAACATTTGGCAAATAATGATTACAATAGTGGATATGCATATGGAACATCGCGGGTTGGTAATATATTTTACAAAAATGGTATAGTAACTGTTTCTGATCCAAGACCAAAATATAAAAATGCTTTATTAGGTCAGAATGGCAACTTCGATTACAATGGAACATCCGATGGATTTATTGGTAGTTTTAGAGGATCAGCTACTTTCTATCAATATGAGATTATATGCAAAATAAAGAAGAATGAGTTTAATTATACAATGAATCCATCTGTTAGGAGAGACAAAGATATTAACACGGTTTTTATGGATGATTATGTTACAGGTTCTGCATTTACACCATACATAACGACTATTGGTTTGTATAGTAGAGAAAATGATTTGGTTGCTGTTGCAAAATTAGCAAATGCTATAAAAAAACGAGACGATGTTGATATGAATGTTATTGTAAGGTTTGATATGTAATGCGTAGAAATCAAGTTGCAATTAAACATGGTTTTCGTAGTGGTTTGGAAGATAATGTAAACGATATGTTGAAAGAACACAACAAATCATTCAGTTACGAAAGTGAAAAAATATCCTACATACAACCAGAAACCAAACACAATTATACACCAGATTTTGTTCTAAACAAAATGGATGGAAACAAAATGTATATTGAAACAAAGGGCAGATGGGTAAAAACAGACAGATTAAAATTTGATTTGATATTTCAACAATATCCTGATATAGACATTCGGTTTGTGTTCCAAAATCCAAATGCTAAATTATACAAGGGTAGTAAAACAACCTATGCTCAATACTGTGATAAGAAAGGGTGGCATTGGGCAAAGAAAGAAATACCAGAGGAATGGTTAAAAGAATGCTTGTAATTGTAACAAATTTTTATTATATTTGTTACAAGTATTATTTTCCGTAAAGTGTGGTTATGATAAACTACGATTTGTTATCTCTTGTTGAGAAAGTTCTCGGTAAAGGTAGAAAGACATCTGGCAACAATTATTCGTTCTTCTCACCTTTTATCAGTCATTACAAACCAAAACTTGAAATTGATTTAACCGTAAACAATAACGGTGAAAATCCATGGCATTGTTGGGTTAGTAATGCTAAAGGTAGAAGTATAGTTTCACTATTCAAAAAATTAAAAGCTGGTAAACAATACCTAGATGACCTTAACAAAATCCTTAAAACCAAAAATTTATACATCAATAATAAGACCGAAACAAAAGAAGAATTAGTTTTACCAAAAGAGTTTATTCGTTTATATGAATATCCAAGAATAAAGGATATTCAAGTAAAGATGCAAATGAAACAGGCATTGGGTTACTTGAAATCAAGAGGAATTGGTAGAACAGATATATTGCGTTATGGTATTGGATATTGTCCTAATGGTAATTACTCTGGCAGAATTATTGTTCCATCCTATGATGAAAATTTCAATCTAAACTTTTTTGTTTCTCGTTCTATATTTGAAGAAGATATGTTGAAATATAAAAATCCAAAGTGGAGTAAAGATGTTATTGGATTTGATTGTTTTATTGATTGGGATGAACCAGTAACATTGGTTGAAGGTGTATTTGATGCAATTACTGCCAGATATAATGTAGTTCCACTCTTTGGCAAAATAATTCAACCAAAACTTCGAGAAAGAATTTTACTTCGCAAACCACCAAAAATAATTGTTGCACTTGATAATGATGCTTATTCGGATGCTATAAAAATATCTTCGTCAATTCTATCGGAAGGTATAAATGTATCAATAGTTCAAATGCAAAGTAAAGATATAAATGAAATGGGTTTCAAGGATTTTTCAAGTTTGAAATCAGTTACACCACCAACAGACAGTTATGATATAATTAAACAGAGGATATTGTATGCTTAAAGAAACATTATGGGCAGGCGGACTTTCCCGTGTTGATACCATACTACATATTGCTGATGTTCACATTCGTAATCTAAAAAGACATGATGAATATAGAAGTGTGTTCAAAAAACTTTATGATATTTGTGAAAATAAAGTAAAAGAAAATAAAAATACTATCATATATCTTGCAGGTGACATTGTTCATGCAAAAACAGACATGACGCCAGAACTGGTTGATATGGTAACTGATTTTCTTGATACACTTTCCAGAATTGCACCAACCATTTTGATTGCAGGTAATCACGATTGTAACTTAAATAACATGAGTAGAATGGATGCACTTTCACCTATTGTTTCATTGATAAATGGTGAAATGAATGAATTATTTTATCTAAAACAAAGTGGTGTATACTCATTGGAGAATGTTGATTTTGTTCTTAATTCTGTTTACGAAAATCCAAAAGACTTTATTTTATCAAATGATGTTCAAAGTGATAGAGCAAAAATAGTATTATATCACGGACCGGTTGATAGGGCATCAACCGATACTGGTGTTCTTATGAAACACAATGATGTAAAGATTGAAATGTTTGATGGGTTCGACTATGGTATGTTTGGGGATATTCACAAGTTTCAATATCTTGATGTTGATGGTAAGTTTGCTTATGCAGGTTCACTCATACAACAAAACTACGGTGAAGGTTTAGTTCACGGTATTATTGAATGGGATATTAAGAATAAGAAATCAAAGTTTATTGAAATTGAAAATGATTGGTCTTATCATACGATTGATGTTGAAAACGGTAAGATTAAAAAGTTGCCAACAAAGTGGACAAAGAATAATTCAATTCGTTTGCGTATAACCAACACACCACATTCCGAAGTAAATCAAATAATGACTGAATTAAAGTCATTGACGAATGTTATAGATATTAGAACACAACATCTTGTTGGTTCAAGTAATGGCAATGTTCAAACAAAAGTAAATCCAATTGGTAAAATTCGTGATGTTGAATATCAAAACAAACTTATTACGAATTATGTAAATGATAAGTTTACAGTAACAGACGATATACTTGAAAAGATTAGAGGTATAAACAGAAATGTAAACACTAAATTATCAGAAAGTGATGTTGTCCGTAACCTTATATGGAAACCAATTTCATTTGAATTTGAAAATATGTTTTCATATGGAAAGGGTAACAGAATACAATTCGATGGAATGAATGGGATATACGGATTGTTTGCCCCAAATGCAAGTGGTAAGTCTTCTGTTCTTGATGCAATTATGTTTTGTCTATTTGACAAATGCTCAAGAACATTCAAGGCAGCACAAGTTCTAAATAATAAGAAAGATAACTTTCAATGTAAATTACATTTTATGATTGGTGAGAAAAACTTTTACATAAAGAGAGTTGCCACAAAAGAAAAGAAAGGGAATGTAAAAGTTAATGTAGATTTTTGGTGTGAAGAAAACGGTGACTTGGTATCACTCAACGGCGAAGACCGTGACGGAACTAATTACGCCATACGGAAGTATATTGGAACTTATGATGATTTTGTCCTAACTGCAATGTCACTACAAGGTAATAATACAAACTTTGTGGATAAGGCACAAAAGGACAGAAAGGATTTGTTGGCACAATTCTTTGACTTAAATTTATTCGAGGAATTAAACAGTATTGCTACGGATGAAGTAAAGGGGCTGCAGGCATTAGTCAAGGAGTTTAAGAAACAAGACCATTCAACGAGATTATCAGATGCCATTGGTATTCATAAGGCAAATAAAATACTTTTGGAAGAAACAACTGACCAAAAGGGTTATATTGAGAAAAAAATAGAAAAATTAACGGTTTCCATTTCAGAATTGAATAAAAAACTAATTCCGATTGGAGACAATTTTTCTTCCAAATCTGTCCAATCATTATTGGATAAGAGATATTTATTAGATAGAAAGTATAATGATTTAATAAATGAAATAAAATCATTAGAAGATGAATTAGATGATGCTAAGACATCACACTCAAAGTATCTTGGTTTATCGAAAGAGTTTGATAAAGAAACTCTGATGTTAAGAAAAGAAAGAATTGACATTGTTCGTAACAGAATAACTGAACTTGAAGCTGATTTGCGTAGTGTAAAGTTGAAAGTTCAACATTGTCAAGATAAAATTGATAATTTGAAAGACCATGAGTATGATCCAAACTGTGAGTTTTGTGTAAATAATGTATTTGTTAAGGATGCAGAAAGAGCAAAATCACAGATTTGGGGATTTCAACAAGACAGAGATGAATTAGATTTTGAATTAAATGATTTGAACACAGAATTTACAAAAAATTCATCCGTTTATTCTGAATTGGAAAAATTACACTCTATTGAAAATAGTGCTTTCAAATACGAAAAACAGATATATTCGATAGAAAAACAGATATTTTCTGCAAAAGAAGAACAGAAAAAGATAACGGATGAAATAAGTAACATAGATATTCAGATTGAAAAGTATAAAGAAAATGAGGACGCAATCAATCAGAATAATAAAATTCAAAAAGAAATTGATGAATTAGAAAATGAAAAAAATAATCTATCAAAAATTGAATTGAAGAAGATTGATGGAAGTATTTTAGAGTATAATGGCAATGTAAAGGTTAGTGAGAAAGTAATAGACGAATGTGAAGTATCTATACGAAAGTTGAAAGACCTTGAAAAAGAATATGAGGCATACGATTATTATTTGAAAGCAGTAAATAGAAACGGTGTTCCGTATGAATTGATAAGTAATGCTTTGCCAAGTATTCAGGAAGAAACAAATAATATATTGGCAAATGTGGTTGATTTCCAAGTTCTATTTGATACAGACGGAAAGAGTATCAATACATACATAGTATATGACGATGACCGTTTTTGGAATTTAGAATTGTCAAGTGGTATGGAAAAATTTATTTCATCACTTGCCATAAGAACAGCATTGATACAAGTTTCGTCTTTACCAAGACCAAACTTTATTGCAATAGATGAAGGATTGGGTGTTCTTGATCCAACAGTTATGGCAAACTTCTCTCTGTTCATGGAGTATTTGAAAACACAATTTGAGTTTGTCATACTTATATCACACATAGATAGTGTTCGTGACATGGTTGATAATCACATTGAGATTAAAAAAGAAAATGGTTTTTCTAAAATAGAGACATAGGATGAATTATTACAGACGGATTAAACGCGATTTAATAAACAAACAAACTGCATATGTTGATACGCAGGAAAATTCTCCAAATTTTTTCAACATATTAAGTTTGCCAGAATACTTTACATCCGGAAAAAATCTATTTAATATACAACCTAACTATAAAAATCTTGTAAAATCAAGACCAATTCTAATAGAAGTTCTTGATTCTGACGGAGAGGCAGTATTCCATGAATTTATCAATTATCAAGATGATAATAACAAATTATTTATTGCAGTTCATGTATACCGTGACGTTGCAGTTGGAAATTGCACAATAACATTCATGGGAACATCTAGGGTAGATACCTCGTTAAACCCGTTAAGAGATTCTGATATAGTTGAAAACAATATAAAGTATGTCCACAACTACTCTATAAATGCAAGATACAGAAACGACTCACCTATTATATTTTTAGAAAACCCAAAAATAACTGCAAGAGAAAAAAAGTATTCTATTATAGAAGAAAAATTCACATCAAATAGAATTATTACGGAATCTGGAGTTGGGTTATATTCCCATTACAATGGAAAACCTCTATTGTTCGTATCTAATGGATCATTTAATGATAAAATTGTTGGATCAATAATATATTTTCCAAATATAAATGAAAGTTATACACCAAAAGTATCATTCCAAACTGCAAGTTTATCATATACTTCAAGCGTTGTTGATGTAATCGGTTCATCAACTTTGAGACTAAATGATGAACTTTTTTTATTTGGAACAAATGGTGAATTTCAATCCATATTAGATTCAAATTTACAACCATATACCATTGAATATCCTGCAAATGCATCACAAAAGAATATAACACAAAATATAAACAATTATGTTGAATTGAACATTGATGGGTTGGATCCATCATCTGGAGTTGTTTCACGTGTAAAGGTTTTTGGCAAAAGTGCACTTGAACCTGGATCAGATTACAAACTATTATATGATGGAAATGTTCCACCAAAGAATGTTTTAGTGAAAGACGATGGTGATTTTCTAAATGTAGAAATTGGAACATTTGAAGAACCTATTATTTTAAGAAATGCCGGTTTATCTGGATCAAAATCAGTATCGGCTATAAACTATTGGGAAACTATACCAATAAACGGCGCTCCAACATCAAGTGTTATTTTCAATACAACAACCAATACATTAAATGGTATTTCTATTTTACCATCTGATAAAATTTTAGATCCAAATAAAAAAACAATCTTACAACAAAAAATTGAAACAACTTCTTCTTTTTATAGAGATACAACTTATGTATTGGAATTTGATTATCTAATGAAAGATAATTTATATCAAAAAGAATCACCAAGACTTGAAATATATTTATCAGGAAGTGCATTTGTAAACACAGATGACTATGGCAAAAAACTTGGATATATTGATGTAACTAACAATGAAAATCCTGGATATAAATCTAAACATCAAATACAAATAGAACCAGATAGAGACGGTAACGGCATATTGCGATTTTTCATACAAGATGGCACCGTATTACAAAACATAAAAATAAAAGAAGTTTTAGATCCAGGATTTACACCAAATCGAGTAAAGCTTTACATACCGTTTGAACAGAAACATAAATTAGAATACTGGGATTTTCAAGTTCAATACTTCAATGATACATTAAAAGAATCAAATTTATCATCAATAGATTCAAACATTTTTGTTGAAGGTGGAAACTATTACATATACGGTAATGATAATATAATAACTGGTTCAACATTTCTTTCTGCTTATAGTGCCAGTGGTGTTCAATTATTTGCAAATATACAACAAAGTGGATCAACACAAACATCTGGCTCGGCAATACAATCTTTTGGTTACGGTGGAATAAACCAGGCATTATTATACCCAAATGTATCAAGCAATTTTGGTTGGGGAATGAATACCGGTAATCCATATAATCAATCAAGTGGTTCATTTTCTAATGCAAGTATAAACATGATAAATGAGTGTGGATCTCTATTTAATTTTGGTGCAACGCCCCCAAATTTCAATATGTCTATTTTAGGTCAATCATCTAATTTTTTATTAGGATGGAGTGGGTCATACAACCCAACATTTGGATCAGGTTCATATGGAACTGGAAGTTGTGCTGGAACGTGTGGTGAATCTTATATTAAATGGGATGGTTGTAAAGTTACAATAAAGAATGCTATAATAGATGGTGGAACATTTGGAACTGGTGGATTGGGATCATCTGGTACAAGTGGTACATCCGGTGTTAGTGGTACAAGTGGAGCTAATGGATCATCTGGTACAAGTGGTTTACCGGGAACATCCGGTATAAACGGAACATCAGGATCATCTGGTACATCTGGAACTACTGGAACATCCGGAACATCTGGAACTAATGGAACAAGTGGTACATCAGGAACAACTGGAACAAGTGGAACATCTGGTTCCGATGGAACTAGTGGAAGTTCGGGATCATCAGGAACAACATTCGGAACAAGTGGTTCTTCAGGATCTTCTGGTTTTACTGGATTACCTGGATCATCTGGAACTAGTGGAACTTCTGGTGCATCTGGTGCAGCAAAATATAGTGTTAGAATTGGTGATGGATTAAATACAGTATTTCAAGTTACACACAATCTCAATGATTCCAATGTTTCGGTACACTTGAGGGAGGAATTAACTGGTGATTTAATATATCCTTATGCTAATACTGCAGATACTCAAAAACAATATGTAGTTACAGTTGATGATGATGATAATGTAACATTAGGATTTAACTCTGCTCCTGATAGTTTTCAGTTTTGGGTAATAGTTATTGGATAAAAAATCTTTTCCATATTTATATTGGAACTAATGAGAGAGAATAATTGCCAAGTACACAAAGAGACCTAACCAATCTATTTGTTTCCGAGTCGTATTATAGATTACTTCAAACAGATCCTGTTGATGATTCAACATTACTTGACGGAACTGGATCTCTTGTTACTTTATTGGCCGTATCTGGAACTGTTGATGCCTTTTATTTTAAGGGTGATGGTTCACAATTAACCAATATCGGCGCGGCATCATTACCGAATGGTGTAGTATCATCATCCGTTCAAACCATTTCACATCTTGTTGGAACAAATGTAATATCGAGTTCTACCCAAAGAGGAGTTCTTGGTCTTGCTACAACCGATTCACCAACATTTAATAACCTAACTCTTACTGGTGATTTAACTGCTAGACAATTGATTATTTCATCATCCGTAATAAATGTAACCCAATCATTTAGTAGTGGTTCAAACATATTTGGTGACGATATATTTGATACACACCAATTTACCGGATCCGTATTTGTATCTGGATCAGTATACGGTAGATTTGTTGGTGACGGTAGTGGTTTGACGAATCTTGTTGCCGAGGGAACAATATCATCATCGCAACAAATACAAAACTTTGGATTCATAACTTCAAGTGTTTGGGAAACCATTGTTAATAAACCATATGGAATCGTATCAAGTTCCATTCAAATTTTAGAAAACACCGGTATAATATCTTCATCAAATCAAAGAAGCTCTATTGGGATAGGAATATCAGATGATGTTATTTTTGGAACTGTATCTGCTAGTGGTTTGACATTAAGTGGGAATGCTTTTATTAACGGAACACTTACAGCAAGAACATACATAATATCATCATCAGTTGTTGATATACAATCTATAAAGGCATCTGGATCAACTGCATTTGGTGATACAATAGATGATATTCACCAATTTACCGGTTCATTATTTTTAAGTGGATCACTAACATCGGAAGGAACTGTTACTGCTCCGCTTTTTAGTGGTATATTCGGTGGTGGTGTTATTTCATCTTCACAACAAATTCAAGATTTGGGATTTGTAACCGAAGGTGAATTAAGTGGTAGTGTTTATTGGAATAATATATTAAACAAACCGAGTGGTTTGGTTTCATCTTCTATACAAACACTATCACATTTATTCGGAACAAACATAGTATCTGGATCTGGACAGAGGGGTGTATTGGGTTTAGCCGAAAGTGACTCACCAAGATTTAATACACTTTATGCAACCAATGCAAATTTTGACGGAAATCTTTTAGTAGGTGGAACTATAACTGCAAGAACTTATGTGGTTTCATCTTCGGTGGTAAATATACAAACTCTTTATGCATCTGGATCATCAAAGTTTGGTGATACTCTCGATGACACACATCAATTTACTGGATCATTGTCTGTTACTGGTAGCTCATTTTTTGATGCAGATACATTAGTATTTACTGGTTCTGCTAATATAACAGGAAGTCTTGCTGTTGAAGGTAACTTTGTCTTACCATCTACCAATCAATTACCGATGATAAGTTCAACTGGTAGTTTAGTGATTTCAGGAAGTAATCTATATTTATTCATATAAACAACTCAATTTTGGAGAATTAAATGGCAACGTGGAAAAAACTTATAGTATCGGGTAGTGTAGCCGAATTAGCAGCGGTTAGCGCTTCGGTTGGTGTGTTAGTCGGTACTAATCAACAAATTCAACCAACACAAGCTGATACCCGATTGACTGGTTCTTTCACGGGTTCATTCACAGGCGATGGTAGTGGATTGGTCGGTGTAACAGCAACACCATCATTCCCAACAACTGCAAAAACAACACTTGCAGGTTCAGACAAATTTTTTGTAAATGATGATGCCGGTGATGCAACAAGTGGTAATAAGAAAATTACATTATCAAATTTATTAACTGATATTGCGGGTGATGGTTTATCCGCAGTTGGTGGTGAAACACTAAATGTTAATTCTGCATCAATGCAAACATTCTTCAATTCATCATCATATGCCGGTATTAGTGGTGATGTGTTAGTTAATCCAACAACAGGTGTTGCAACTATACAAGCCAATTCTGTTGCTCTTGGAACAGATACAACAGGTGATTATGTTCAATCTGTATCTGCTTCCGGTGCTTTAGTATCATCTGCAACAAGTGGTGAAGGTAGTACACCAAACATTACTCTTGATGTAAACTCTGCAACATTTACAAATGGTGTAAAGTCTGCTTTACCAACCGGAACAGTTAGTGGTTCATCACTTGGATCATCATCACAAGGTACGGTTGTTCTCACAACAAATGGAGTTGCAGGTTCGACTGTTGATTTGGGATTAGAACAAACAGACAGTCCAACATTTTCTTCATTAACATTGAATGATGATTTGGCTGTAAACGGTGGTGATATTACAACAACATCAACTACATTTAACATTGCAACTTCAACTGCAACAACTATCAATGTTGGAACAACTGGTGCAACTTCGGTTAATATAGGTGGTGGTGCTTCAACAACAACTGTAAATAATAAACTTGTTGTTAGTGGTGATTTGGTTGTAAATGGTTCAACAACAACAGTAGATACAACAAACTTAACAGTTGAAGACCAATTTGCATTATTTGCATCTGGTTCTGATGGAAATACCGATGGTGGTATAATTGTTCAACAAGGTGCAACAACAGGATATGCTCTCGGTGTTGATGCCAGTGCAGACCGTTGGGCACTTCAAAATAATTTATCTCCAACTGGCTCTGCTATTGCACCGGATGCTTATATGGGTGTGATACAAGAAGGAAATGCAAATCCTGCTTCTAATCCTGTTTATGGTGGTGCTACTGGATACGGAACAATTTTTGTTGATAGTAATTCAGGAAACATTTGGATATATTCATAAAATTTTGTATATTTGTTATGAAAAAAATAAAGAGTTTTATTATGGCATTGATTAAAAAAGAAAATAACGAAAATAGTCCGATACCTCCAATTCCTCCTTTTTCAAAGGGGGAGTTGGAGTTTTTATTGAAACTCATTTCGGAATGCACTTTCCAAGGGAAAGAAGTGCAAGTTGTGTATGACCTTGTTTACAAACTTCAACAGTTATATGTAAAATGAGTTTGAAAATAATCAATACTGGCGGTAATGGTGGTTTAACTATACAAAACACCGGTGGTGTTGGTTCATTTATACTAACTCAATCTATACCAACAGAACAAACTGGTTCAGAAACCACTCAAAGTTATTCAACTGGTTCATTAGTTCTTAATTTAGATGCGTATTCATATATTGGTAGTGGTAATTGGTTAGACCTTACCGATAATTCAAATGATGCAACCCTTGTTCAGACACCAACATTTTCTACAAATGAAAGTGGTTCTTTTGATCTAAATGGTGGTAGCATAACATTAACTGGACAAGTTGATAGTTTTTCAATATCGGATAATTCAACATTGGATGATATGAGTGCCATATCAATAGAAATGTGGATTAGAATTGAAACTATACAAGGAGTTGGTTCACCTAATATGTTATTCTCAAAAAGGTCCATAAATTCAAATGGTTATGTTGGATTTTTTACAAACAGTTCATATACATTCCGAATTGGAACAACCTCACCAACACAATTAAGTTGGGTAACATCGCCAACAACTGACTCATGGCAACAAATAGTTATCACGGTTGGTAGTAGTGGTAGTAAAGTTTATAGAAATGGTATTGAAGTTCAAGACAGTCCCACATATGTTGGAAATTTTGGTAATATAAATACTGCTGCTAATTTGATTATAGGTGATATAAACCCGAACAATAGTGGAATTTTTGGTTTTGATGGAAAGATGAGTATATTCCGAATGTATAATAAGATTTTGTCTTCAATCGAAGTTCAACAAAATTTTGATGTAATAAAAAATAGATATGGATTATAGGTTTTAATTTCAAAAAGGTGGTTTCGTGAAAAAAGTTTTGTTTGTGGTGCCACATCTTTCCACGGGTGGTTTGCCACAATATACTTTCAAACTAATTGACAGTTTGAAAAATGATTACGATGTGTATTGTTTAGAACACAAAGATATTACAGGTGGAATACTGACAGTTCAAAGAAATAGAATATCGAATCTACTTGGTGAAAAATTTTATAGTTTATCCAATTCATCCAATGACATTCATGCAATAATTTCATCTATAGATCCAGATGTAATTCATTTTCAAGAGATACCTGAAACTTTCATTACACACGAAGATTTGGAAAAAATATATTCCGATAATAGAAGATATAATATAGTTGTAACAACACATTCCTCAACTACAAATCCAAACGATATTATTTACACTGCGGATAAATTCATATTGGTATCATCTTGGAGTAAAACCAAATTTGTTGATGTTTTTGGTGAAGAAATGTGTGATATATGGGAATATCCAATAACATCAGTTTCTTACAATAAAGATGATGCTAAGAAAGAATTGAATTTTGATTCTTCGTATTTGCATGTGCTAAATGTTGGATTATTTACTTCTGGAAAAAATCAAAAAGAATTGATTGATATTGCTAGAAAAATGAAAGATGAAAAAATTAAGTTTCATTTTGTTGGAAATCAGGCGCAAAATTTTAGAGATTATTGGGATCCAATAATGCGAAATTTTCCAGATAATTGTATTTGGCACGGTGAACGAGAAGATGTTGATTTGTTTTACAAAGCGGCTGACATATTTTATTTTCCATCAAATTTTGAATTAAATCCTTTGGTTGTGAAAGAGGCATTGTCATATGGACTTCCTGTTTTTATGAAAAAGTTGGAATCATATGGTGATGAATATGATGGTATTGTAAATTACATATCCGGTAATATAGATGATGATATTAAAAAAATAAAAACATCGTTATCAATGGAAAATAAATCGGATGTTTTAACCATAATACTTGCACATGCAGATACGATTTATAGAAAAAAACTTTTAATGGATTGTATAAATTCAATTGATGGTGAAAAATTATTATCCACAAATTATATGGTAGATGTGGACATTCAACCGATGTGTGACCATGTTCTTTATACGAAAAACAATCCACTATTATTTAACAGTGATTTTGAAAAATATGGATTAGAATACAATTATTGGTGGATTGATGATAATAGAAAAAAACACTATAAACAATTTGATTATGAACATGGGTATGCAGTATACACTTTAATTCAAAATGCATTACGATATGCAAAAAATTTAGGAAAACACAATGTTCATATTGTAAATTACGATTATGTTATTGATGATATAACTATAAAAAAACACGATAATTTGATAGAAGAATATGACGTTGTATTTTATGAACAGACTGATAGTGCATACTCTGATGTATCATATAATACTGGATTTTTTTCGGGAAATATAAATACACTACAATCATTTTTTGAAAAATATAAAAATATAGACGAATACTATTCTGATGGTAGTGGTTTCAATATATTAGAGAGAAAAATACAAAAACATTATGAAAATAGTTATTGCAGAATTTTTACACAATCAATAAATGTTCTCAAAAAAAATAATAAATTAAATAGAGAAGGGATGTTAGATTTATCTAAATCTGAAAAATATGAAAAACTATCTTTTCAAGAATTATGCAAAACCTTTAATTGTGATAAAGGAATTTCCCATGAATATCACAAAATTTATGAAACCGTATTATCCAAATATAAAGCAAAAGACGTAAATTTATTTGAAATAGGTTTGGATGATGAAAATTCTTTATCTGTTTGGGAAAATTTTTTGCCTCTCGCTAAAATACACAGAATGGGTGTAACTAAAAAAAATAAATCAAAAAGAGGGGAAACATTTATTGGTGATCAAAATAATATAAACGATTTAACTAACATAGTAAAACGAATACCAAAATGTCAAATAATAGTTGATGATGGTAGTCACGTTGCAAGTCATCAATTGAAATCATTTTATTATCTTTTTCAAAATCTTTTAGATTGGGGTGGGGTATATGTAATAGAAGATATTGAATGTAGTTATTGGCGACCAGAGACATTGATTTATGGATATGAAACTGGACACTTAAACATAGTTGATTATTTTAATAAGTTAAATCATTCCGTAAACAGTGATTATAGTAATAATAAAAATGATTTATTCATACGTTCAATATCTTACTACCCAAATTGTATCGTTATACATAAGAAATCAAAAGATGAATTGATAAATAAACAATATAGATTTCAAAATTTTCTTTAATCGGTGAATTATGATATATGATAATTTAATAAAAAATGAAAAAATAATTCGTAAAGGAAAAACATCAAATATAATAAATAATTTTGTTGATGGTGCTTACTTGGAAATAAATTCAATTATGAATGCAAATTACAGAGTTGAATTTGTAAATTCTGAAGGTAAAATAGAATATACTTCATTTGTAAATTCAAATACCTGGTCTAAAACTTCAAAAAAATACTTTGAAGAATATATTTGTAGAGTTTTTGAAAGAGAAGAATTGATATATGAACATAAATACGATGCAAGTGGCAAAAAAGTTTACATAATAATTGATTCAAAATCACTTGGAGATACTGTTGCATGGATTCCATATGCAGAGGAATTTAGAAAAAAATGGAATTGTAAAGTTGTAGTTTCAACATTTTTGAATCATTTATTTGAAGACGTATATCCTGAAATTGAATTTGTTAATCCTGGAACAATTGTCAATGATTTATATGCATCATATAGGATTGGTTGGTATTATGACGGTGATACTTTTAATAAGAATCTTAACAAAACAGATTTCAGAAAAATACCACTGCAACAAACTGCATCCGATATATTGGGATTGGATTTTGTTGAAATTAAACCAAAAATAAAAAATGTAACCGAACATCAAAATGATGTGCCACATATTTGTATTGCAACCAATTCAACCGCACAGGCAAAGTATTGGAATAATACAACTGGATGGCAAGAATTGGTTGATTATGTGAAATCAAAAGGATATGATGTTTATTTATTGTCAAAAGAACCCGATGGGTATATGGGTAACAAACAACCAGATGGTGTAATAAAAATAAAAGATAAAACACTTGAAGAAGTTGGTTCTATATTGCAAGGTGCAAAATTTTTTGTTGGATTGGGAAGTGGATTGAGTTGGTATTCTTGGGCTCTAAATGTTCCAACTATACTAATAAGTGGGTTTTCTGAATCATGGCAAGAAATGAAATCTGATATTATTCGTATAATAAATGAAGATGTATGTCATGGTTGTTTTGCTAAACATCTTTTCGATAGAGGAGATTGGAACTGGTGTCCAGAACACAAGGGAACTCAAAGACAGTTTGAATGCACAAAATCAATAACATTTGATATGGTAAAACCTCACATAGAAAAGTTATTGAAATCATAAAACCATATATTTATAGCAGTATTCATATAAATCATGGAGTTTCCTGTTGTCTAATTGGAAAAAAATAATTGTTAGTGGAAGTCAGGCACACCTTGCGTCTGTAACGGCATCAAATGGATCTATAATATCTGGATCACTACAAGCAACATCAATCACCGGTTCTTTACAAGGTAGTGCAAGTTATGCTATCCAATCTTTATCTGCATCATTTGCTACAACTGCTTCTTATGTATTAGGTGGCGGAGGTGGTGGTGGTGTATCTGACGGAGACAAAGGCGATATAACTGTAACTGGTTCTGGTGCTACTTGGACAATTGATAATGATGCAGTAACCTATGCAAAGATTCAGAATGTTAGCGCGGCATCTCGCTTGCTTGGTAGGGCTAGTGCAGGCGCAGGCGACGTTGAAGAAATTACAATTGGTTCAGGTTTATCATTAACGGGCACAACATTAAGTGCATCGGGTGGCGGTGG